AAAGGTTGGCTCAACTTCAACGACAAATAAATTAGTGCAAGTTGTAACATCTATTACCGAGAAAATGTATGAATCTTTTAAAATGTCAAAAACATACTCTACACGTAATGCAAATTACAGTATGGCACAATATCATTATACTAATTTGGAGGCGTAAAATGGACAACAATAAAGTCGCTGTAAAATCATATAAAGTAGCAATTAAAGAGTTTATATATCAGGCTAAAGAAAACAATGAAAACAATTATAATATTAATGTTTCAGAAAAGGTTTTGTGTGATACGATTAGCGATGATTCTTTCGTATTAACAGCTGAAAGAGATATAACTTTTGATCCTGATAACATTAAGTTAAAACTGGCCTTGAGAATATTGTTTGAAATTGATAGAGATAAAACATCAAAACTTTTTTTAGATGATAAATCTTTGATGTTGAAGCATGTTCAAGAAAAAACAAAAGAGTTATATATGCAGACAAATGCACCGGCTTATATGTCAACTATAATTGCTGATGCTACTTCTTGGATTGGGGGCAATCCATTGCTGTTACCACCATCATTAGAAAATGCTGCAACAACAGAGTAAGTTGTTAACTTTGTTAACCCCTATATGTGTTACAGTTAAAATGAGCAATAAGAAGGTTGGAGCTGGTACGATATACCGGCTTTTTTAATGCCAAGAAAGGAGATGCTGAGATGTTAACACCTAAACAGGAAGTATTTGTTAACGCTCTGGTAAAGGGCAGCAGCCAAAGGCAAGCTTACATTGAAGCATATCCTAATGCTGCTAAATGGAAAGATGAAAGCGTTGATGCAAAGGCCTGTTATTTGCTGAAAACAGTTAAGGTTCAGAAAAGGTACCAGGAACTTCTGAAGAAGGCTGAGGACGAGGCTATAATGAGCGCTGTGGAGCGAAAAAGGTTCCTGACTGGAGTTATCAAGGGTGAGAAGATATCAACGTCAGACAGGCTTAAAGCGCTTGACTTGCTTAACAAAATGGATGGTCAGTACATTGACAAAGTCGAGCTGAAGAAGATAGAAACTGATTGGTTCATAGATGATGAGAAAGCTTAACCCAAAAGTATTCAACGAATGGGTATACAAAGACATCTCTGACTATTCGTACAGGATAGAGGTGTACATGGGAGGAGCCGGATCCGGAAAGAGTTACGGTGCGACTCAGAAGATCCTATTGAAAGCTCTCAACAGCAAAAGAAGGATCCTGGTCATCAGAAAGATCCAGAACACGATCAAGCACAGTATATGGTCACTTATGATCGCCCACTTACAGAACAGTGGCTTTTATGAGTACTGCAGGATAAACAGATCTGATTTCGAGATAGAGCTGCCAAACGGCTCTATTTTCATTTTCAAAGGTTTGGATGATCCGGAAAAGATAAAGTCAATTGACGGTATCACAGATATCGTCATAGAGGAAGCTACAGAGCTCAGACAAGACGAATTCATGCAGCTGAATCTGAGATTAAGGCCAAAAGGAAAAAGATCCTCAGATCTACCTTATGTTCAACCCGGTCAGCAAGAGGAATTGGGTGTACCCATATTTCTTTGTTGGAGATACACCAGACAACTGCAAGATCATCAGAACAACTTACAAGGACAATAGGTTCCTTGATGCCGGATATGTTCACGAGCTTGAGCAGATGCAGTACAGAAACCCTGCATATTACAGGATCTATACTCTGGGTGAGTTTGCAACACTCGACAAGCTGGTATTTCCGGTCTACACGACAAAGATAATCAGCCAGGAAGAGATCAGAGATCTTCCGGTATGGACTGGTCTGGACTTTGGTTATGTAAATGACCCAAGCGCCATTGTTCACGGTGCTATCGACATGGAAAACGGAAAGATCTATATCCTCAACGAATACGTCAGAAAAGGGATGCTAAATGACGAGATCGCTGAAGTAATGATCGCCCTGGGATTGGCAAAGGACAAATGCTATGCAGACTGTGCAGAGCCTAAGAGCATTCAGGAGATCAGAAACAAGGGAGTCAATATAGAGGCAGCCGAAAAAGGCAAGGACAGTATCATTCACGGTATCCAATGGATACAGCAGTTTGAACTCATTGTTGATGAACGCTGCTATAAAGTGATTGAGGAATTGGAAAACTACACCTGGAAGAAAGACAAGAAAACAGACGAATACATCAATGAACCGGTTGATACATACAACCACACCATAGATGCAATGAGATACGGTTTGAACAAATACATTAAAGGCCTGGTGACACCGGTCTTTTACGATAAAGGAGACCTTGGTTTATATACCAGGCATAGCAAGAAGACAAAAGGATATTGGAGCTAAGGAGGTAACAGATGTACACATTACCTAAGGGTACTGATATGAAGATGCTATCAGTATCAGACATTGATAAAATCATAGCTTATGGAAAGAGTCTGCAAAATAGATTCACTAAGCTCGAAAACTATTATCTGGGAGCGCACGATATTACAAGCAGGAAAAAGAACCCTGGCTTGAGTAACAACATTGTTATTGTGAATCATCCTAAGTACATAGTCGATACAAACGTAGGATACCTTCTTGGTAATCCGGTTGATTATCAACCATCTGAAGGAATAGACATTGAACCTGTCAAAGACGCTTATAAGAAGCAAACGATTAACGACTTGGACGTAGAGATTGCCAGAGATTGCGGTATTTTCGGTTTACAGTACGAATGGCTGTATGCTAATGAAAACTCAGAACCAAGAAGCGCAGAGGTAGACAACAAGCAGATCGTGCTGGTCAGGGATGACACCATTGAACACAACAAACTGTTTGCTGTCATGTGGCGTGACATTTACCAGGGAGATGAAAACAAGCAGGATAAGTTGTTATACCAAGAAATTGTAATGGTAGACAAGGAAATCCGCAGAACCTACAGACTGAAAAACAAGCAGCTCGAAATGATTGATGAAGAGGAACATGTGTTTGGTGATGTTCCGGTTATTGAATACCGAAACAATCCGGATCTGAAGGGCGACTTTGAAGACGTTATTTCCCTGATAGATGCCTATAACATCCTCCAGTCTGACAGAGTCAACGATAAGGAACAGTTGGTAGACGCTATTCTGGTCATCCATCAGATGGACTTCAAGGATACTGATATTGATTCACTGTTAGAACATAGAGTCATTGCCGGTGTTCCTGCAGATGCGAAGGTAGAATACCTTGTCAAGAACCTCAACGAAGCGGATACTGATGTTCTGAGACAGACCATTGAAAACGACATCCATAAGATCAGCATGGTTCCTAACATGAGTGATGAGAACTTCATCGGCAACAGTTCCGGTGTAGCTATCAGATACAAGTTACTGGCATTTGAACAGAACATCAAGAACAAGGAGAGATACTTCGAAAAAGGCCTGATGGAAAGATTCAAGATGTACAATCACTATCTGATGGTCAAGAGTAACATGCAGGAAGTACCAACAGAAGAGGTCGATGCAGTATTCAAGAGAAACCTGCCAAGCAACGATCTGGAGATCTCTCAGATGATAAACAACCTGTCAGGCATGGTCGATAAGGAAACGCTTATCGCTCAGCTGTCGTTTGTCAAGGATGCCAAGGAGATAGTTGCCCTGGTAGAGAAAGAGAACGAGATCAAAGAACCAGAACCACAGCCTGAACAGATGTACGAAGAGATTCCTGATAGTAATAACACCAACAACGGAATCATCAACTGATGCGTAATGATGAATACTGGGCCAACAGAGCCCTGATAAGGCTGACAGATGCTGAAAGAACATCTATCGCATATGAGAAACGTATCAGGAAATACTACCAGAAGGCTGAAAAGGACATAGAGGCTATGATAGAAAACATCTATGACAATTATGCCAAGGATGTTGGATTAGATAAACAGAAGTTGAAAATGCTTCTGAACGCTAAGGAAACAAGCGACATCTGGAAGAAGATGAAAGCTAAGGGATATGGCAAGTACGTAAAGGAGAATTACAAAGCCAGGATAAGCCGTCTGGAAGCCATCAAGGCACAACTTTACGAGAAGTCTAAGGACTTGGCCAAGCAGGAACAAAAGTCGCTTAAAAGCGCCTTAAAGAAGGTCACGAAGGATACGTATTATCGTACTTCCTACGATACTTCAAAGGCTACTGATATTGATTCATTTAATACTCTGGATGACAGAACGATAGATACCGTCATCAATACAAAATGGTACGGTGGTAACTACTCTACCAGAATATGGAAGAATACGGATGTTTTAGCTGCCAAACTGCAGGATGTAATGACAAGATCTGTTATGACAGGTGCTTCAATGTCAAAGGCCTGCAGAGAGATCAGAGACACGTTCAACACGGCAGATTACTACGCTGAGAGACTTATTAGAACAGAGACAAATCACGTCCACAACGAATCAGAAGCGCTGGCATACCAGGCTATGGGCGTTGAGGAATATGTATTCGTAGCTACTCTGGACAATCGTACTTCAGAAGTATGTCAGGAACATGACCAGAAGAGATACAAGTTATCAGAACGAAAAGTAGGAGAGAACTATCCACCGTTACATCCTAACTGCAGATCTACGGTCAGAGCGTTCATTGACGAAGAGACTGAAAGGAACATGCAGCGCAGAGCCAGGAATCCTATTACCGGAGAAACCGAAGTTGTTGGCAGCATGAACTACCAGCAATGGATGGAGAAGCACAAACAAGAGGGTACGTGGAAGGAGCCTGCTAAGAAAGCAAAATCAACGCTTGATGAAGAAGCAATTGTAAAAAACATAAAAGAAAACCTAATCCCTTCAATGAAAAAGGATACTGTGATCAGTAGACAAAATATACATAGAGAAGGCACAAAAATGTATAAGGACAGACAAGCCAAACTCCAGAAAGAAAACAAATATGGGCCTAGCAGAGTCACCATTACTGATGAAGAAATACTAGAACTCGTTAATGAATTTGCCGGTGAAGGAAAAGTAGGTTATAATAAAAAAAGTGAATGGGACAAAACTGAAACCATTATAACGAATGACAAGGTTATTGGGGTTGTTGTTAATAACCTAACAGGTGAGGAAGCCGAAACAACTGTGTTTAAGATTCACTACGGTAAGAAGGGCATTCACATTGTACCAGATTATCCATCGAAGAAAAGGAGTTAGTATGTTGACTATTGATAGTATCAAGAGTATGTGGGGAAAAACAATAAGGGTCACTTTATCTGATGGCCTTGTTTTTTCTGGTACTCTTACAGGCTTTTATGATAAATACGATACTAGTTCTGGACATGATGAAATAGAATTGGACATGGGAAAATCATATCTTGACGTGGAGATTGATGATATTGTAACTGCAGAAGTAATTAGTTAAGCACTCTTCGGAGTGTTTTCTTTTTAACCATTATTGTAAAACCTAAATAATCAAATGGGAGGTAATACTTTATGAGCGACATTGATATTGAGTTTGAAGTTTTAGATCAAACGAAAATGATTGAAAAAGAGTTGCTAGAGTTCCTAAAGAACAAAAAGTACAAGTATGGCGCTATCTTCCTGGCATTGGAGAACACAATAGAAACACTAAGAGAACACGCTGTATGCCAGGAATACAAAGATTTTGAATAAGCATCCAAGTACAAGTGGATGCTTTTTTATTGCCGACGGGCACAAAACGGAAAGAAGGAGGTCTCATGGAAGACAACAAAAATACTTCAGTAGCTGAAAACACTGCAAATGCAGCTGCAACAATGAAGGACAACAATGCAGGACAGAACAATTCTAAAACCTTTACTCAGGAGGATATGGACAAGCTCGCAGGAAAGGTCAGAGCAGAAGAAAAGGCAAAGTCTGATACAGCTATCAAACAGGCAGTAGAACTTGCTATGGCTGAATATGACCGTCAAGCAAAGCTTACTCAGGAGCAGAAGGAAGCAGAAGCAAGAACCAAGAGAGAAAAGGAAATTGCTGACAGGGAAAAGGCTGTGACGATGCGTGAGAGAAAACTGGATGCACAGTCTGAACTTCTGAAACGCAATATGCCTATCGAATTGGCTGAGTTTATCGTCGATCTGGACGAGAACAAGATGAAGGAGAATATCGAGGCTTTATCTAAGGCCTATAACAAGGCTGTAGAGAACGGAATCAACGAGAAGATAAAGGGTAAGGCACCGGTAGATTTCTCCAGTACAAATGCCCAGGGAAACGCCAAGAAACCCGTTCAGAAGGCATTTTAAATTTTAAGAGCAAATAGAAAAAAGGAGATGAAAGTATGGCAAGACAGGACGCTTTAAGTATTTATACAGCGCAGAACACACTTGATAAGCTTGCTGAAATTTACGGTCAGGTAATTGACTTGATTCAGAAGGATGCATTAAGTGAAAAGATCAAGAACAAGAATTATTCAGGAGATCCATCAACAGGATCTGTTGAAATCGACAGATTTGCTAATGCAGCAGTAAACGCACTCGGTACAGCAAGAACAGCTGCCAAGGGCGATGCATTAATGAACTCTGGCAAGGTTACCATCAATGTTGATGATGACAAGGAAATCGTTGAAGAAGTCGCTCAGAAGGACTTAAAACTGCACGGTGTTGACGGTATTGCAGCAAGAAGAAAAGAAGCTCATGCCAAGAAGGTTGCAGCTTACTTAGATAGAAAGTTCTTCAACGTAGCAGAAACAGAAGGCACAGCTGTAACAGTCAGCGGTACAGCAATCCAGGAAAAGTTAGAAGAACTGATTCAGGATGTTGAAACAACAGTTAACGACTGGGTTGATGGTGTAGACCGTGACATGCTCGTCTTAACAGTTACACCAGCTATCTATGGTCAGTTAGAAAACTACATTGACTCTGTTCCGAACAGCTTAACAGGCTTAAAGGAAGAATACTTCCATAGAGTAAGAGTCTACAGCAACCACAGACAGACAAAACCAGCTATCTGTCAGATCGAAGGTGCAGTTGCTCAGTTAGTTGCAACTGACGAATACGGCTTAGAAAAGATTCCTCTGAGCAATGATTTTGCTTTAGAGTTCTTCTTCAGCTGTGGCACAAAGGCAGTTATGCCAGACCTGATCAAGTACTTCAACTAATCAGGTGAGCTGATGGAAAAATACAGAAACAGATTATCGGGTGCTTTATATGAAACCAATAACGAAAAGGTTATTGAGCAGTTCAAGAGGCACCCGGAACTGTATGAAGAAGTAAAACCGGAAGGGAAGAAACAGAAATCCAAAAAGAAATAGGACAAGAACAGGAGGTAGAGAGAATATGCCAGAAACAGATGAATTAGTAGAACAGGTACAGAGGATCAGAGGGTATGTTGAGTTGATTGACAAGGAGATATTCCCTGTTGATTGTGAATTACTGCAGTATACTGTTTATTCTGTCATTGATAGAGCTCTTCTATATTTGAATCATGAAAAGCTAGAAACAAGATTTGAAAGAATAATCGCTGAGGTAGTAGATGGTATTTTCAGAAAGTTTAAGAACAACCTGAATACTGGTAATGTAGAAAATGCTGTTTCAAGCATCAGCGATAATGGACAGAGCATATCATATTCAAATGAGATCAGAAACTACCTCCAGTCTTCCTCTGATAATGAACTGTTTGGCGGTTTTACAAACGTGCTTGCAAGATACCGCAGACCGAGGATGCTATGAGAATACCGGAGAGTTTTAAGAAGGCTATAGCAGAAACCTTCTATGACAAAAAGGTCAACATCCTTACAGTTGTTGAAACAGTGGATGCTGAAGGTGGAGTTAAAAGGACCCCAGGGCCGTCAGGTAGATCTTTTATGGGAAATGTGAACTTCAATAATCTGAAGGAAGTCCAAGAAGAATTAGGATTAACTTATGACGTTGATGTGGCTATAACAACAAATGATGAAAATGTCAGAATCAATGATCTGATCGAATACAACGATATTATTTTCACCGTTACTGATGTAGTCCCTCATGACAGTCATAAGCTGGTGGTAGCTACCAAGTATGGCAAAGTTTGATGCTGAAATCAGAGGCTTTGATAGGCTTATGAAAAAGCTGGAAGGGGTCTCAGCTGAAGATATCTTGCCAGCGATAAATAAGGCTACATTGTTCGTGGAAGGCCAGGCAAAGGAGCTGGCACCTGTAGCAAGTGAGTTCTCCAGGGCTATTGGTGCTATTTCAGGTCAGTTAAGGGAGAGTATTCACACCAGAGTTGAAACAGAAGGAAAGAAAATAACCGGAACTGTATTTACAGCTACGGAATATGCTCCATATGTTGAGTTTGGCACTGGTGTAAAAGGAAACGGTACATATCCTTATCAACCTGAAGGAATAACACTTTCCTATAAAGACAAAGGATGGTCTTTCCCTAACCCGATGCATCCAGAAGAATTTATTCATACAAAAGGTCAAAAGGCTCAACCGTTTATGTATCCGGCATTACACCAGAACAGAAAAAAGGTTGATCAGATACTTCAAGATGGTATTAAGCAGGCAATAAGAGAAAAAATGGGAGGCAGTCAATGATAAATCCAAGATTAGAGATCAAGAGCCTTCTGGACACGCTGGGCTATCCAGTATACAAGAGCACACAGACAGTATTCAATACATTACCGGCACTGACATATTACATTGCTGACAGTCATGTAGAGTTAACGCTAGACAGACAGATAGCAAGCCAATTTACAGATGTATGGATCAGTATCTGGAGCGAAGATGGCCCTGAAGCAAGCAGTATTCTTGATAGGTTAGAGGAACTATTAAGAGCAAACAATTACACTTTAACATTCAGTGCAGATGTGCCTAACACCGATGCAGGGCTAGTTCATATCAGCACTAGATTCAATAAAACGGAATAGGAGGAATTAGCATGGCTGTAACAAGTGCAAGAGCAATGGGTACTTCTCTTACCTTAAAAGGTGAAAACAACGCAGCTGATACAGTAATCGGCAGTCTTCTGTCTATCGGAGGTATCAGTGTTGAAGTTGAAGAAAGAGACATTACCACATTAGACAGCCCTAATGGAGCAGATGAGTTTGAAGCAGGAAAGACCACTCCTGGTGATTTAGCAATCAGCGGACTGATCAAGAAGACAGCTGATGAAGCCAATATCACAACACTGTATGATCTGTTATGGGCTAAGACAACAGAGAACTGGGAAGTAACATATCCATCAGGAGCTAAATGGGTGTTTGCAGCATTCGTCAAGGCATTTGAAATGGGCGAAGCAACAGTAGATGGCAACGTTGAGTTCAATGCAACATTAAAACTGTCTGGCAAACCAACATATACAGCAAGTGTGTAAGGGGTTATTAAGTTAACCCCTTTTTTAGAAAGGAAAACATGAAGATTAACTTTAAATTTAACGCTACTATTGTTGATGAAATTGAACAGGCAAAGAATAAACTGCCTATTGAAAACATTGTGACTGATACAACATTGAGCAATCTGGCTTTATTTGTTATGAAAGCCAGTGTTAATGATGATGGAAGAGTAGGGTGCAGTAAAACAGTTGCACTCAAGCTCATTGATGAATACTTAGAGGATGAAAATAACGATAAGAATACCCTGGTGTTTGATGTTATGGAGGCATTAGCGGATGCCGGTTTTTTATCGAGACAGATGGATGTGAAAGCATTCAGACAGCAGCAGGAGAATCTGATTCAGGAAGCCAATCAGTTTTAACCTGGGGAGATAGATGGAGATCAGCCGAAGAAGATGCTATTTACATCGGTTTATCTCTGAAAGATTTCTGGAGTCTAACTCCAAAGCAATACGAAAAATACGTTAATGCTTACGTAAGAAAACAAAAGGATAAGCAGGAAGAAATGGAATACCAGTTGAAATTAACTGATTCCCTGAACTATCTTCTGGGAAGATATATCACCTGGGCTTTCAATGATCCTAAGAATTATCCAAAAGAGCCATATCTTTCCAGAAAGCATGAGAGCAAGAGAGTTCAGACTGATGAAGAAATGGAAAGACAGGCAAGGCTTCTTACTATGGCGTGGGGAGGTGAGATAATCAATGCCAGCAACGACAATAGATGAACTTAATGTCAAACTAACAGCGGATGTAGATGATGTTAGACAAGAACTAAACAATCTTAAAAAGGATTTTAAGAATTGGCAGAAAGATACAAAAAACAATGTTGGTAAGATGGGTGATCTGTTCAAAAACCTCCAGAACACCATAAGAAGATGTGCTATTGGCCAGATGATCTACAAAGACATTGTAGGAAATATTGATAATGCCATAAGCAGATTAGATACATTGAACAACTATGCCAAGACAATGGGAAACCTTGGCGTTAGTTCTGATGATGCAAATGCTTCTTTAACCAGGCTAAGTGAAGCTCTGGTAGGTTTACCAACGACAATGGATGATGCAGCATTGGCAGTTCAGAGGTTTACCAGTGCAAACGGTAATGTGAAGGCGTCAACTGAAATGTTCATAGCTCTGAACAATGCAATCTTAGCAGGAGGAGCTTCAGCACAAGCTCAGGCATCTGCCCTGGAACAGCTAAGCCAGGCATATGCTAAGGGAAAGCCAGATATGATGGAATGGCGTACTGCAATGCAGGCAATGCCAGCACAGCTGAAACAGATAGCAATCTCAATGGGATATGTAAGCGCCGATCAGTTAGGTGAAGCTCTGAGAAGTGGTGCTGTATCAATGAACCAGTTTATGGTTGAATTGACAAAGCTCAATAAAGAGGGCGTAAACGGGTTTTCTTCA